TCTCGGTCGACTAAGTCGACTTCCCATAAGCGACCGTCGGGCTAAGCCCGGAGGGAACTTATGGGCACCCAGCGTTTCTTTATACGTAAAGAACGCTTGACCACTGCTCCTGATTCCCAGATTTTATCTGGATCAGGCCTTTCAGTGAAATACTGAAGGAGTGGTCCCCATCCTTCTTCGGACGTCTTGATGCATCGATTTTCTATCGAGTGCACCTTGACGTCATCCTGATGTAAGTCGGGGTTGTTCCGAGTGAGGGGGTTGTTCAGGAACAACCCGCTTACAAAGGACTTGAACGAAGGATAGCCAGAAGACAGTCCTACAACAGGAAAATTAAAATCCTGTTGTACTGTCTTGTGTAACCATCTAGCCGTGACCCAGAATCCCTTTCTATGAAAGTTATTCGAGGCCTCGATAGTGGAAACCACAGTCTCTGGCTTTTTGGCGTCATACTCTCTGAGAATGTATGCCGGTGTGACACAATGTCCACCGACATTCTCCGAGCCGCAAGACTCTCGAAATATTCCTTTTTCGAATGTCTTCGATCGGTTTACTTTAAAATTAAAGTAACTTAAGAGAGTATGGAGTGCCTTACCTGCGTCTCTTGGGATGATAATATCATCACCATAGACGTAGATCTGCCCCTCAAGGGACCTTACATTCTTACTTGTGCATTTGAGGTTGCGCTCGTAGAGCACAGCCGCTATACACAGGCAGAGGAATATATGGGACTCAAGAGGGAAGGTGCAGGCAGAACCCTGGGTACTGAACTTTCTTAGTTCCCAGTATTCAGGACATGTTTTGTCAATTCTTTGACGAACATACCTAGTTCTGCTAGAGTGGAATGCCCGTAGCAACGTAGTGTTGCGACGGAACACCCGCTCTACTAGCCGGAGTGTGACACAATCGCTGGCGGAGGATAAATCCACCGTCCACGATGCGCCAGTCCTGCTAGCTCTCCTGGCAGCCTCTTGGTTAAAGCTTTGATCACGGAAGTGAACGAAGCGACCCATTAGGCTGTCTTGGTAGCGATTATCAAAGAAATTCCAAATGATCTGCTGACACCATTGGTGTGCAACAGGCTCACTCGCGATTAAGCGAGGACCCTTTTGGGTCTTTGGGGCTTTGATAAGCTTAGAGTAATGCTCAACTTCATTAAGAATTTGAGTATCTCCAAATGCTACCCAGTCTGCCCAAGAAGAGTAATTCGCAAAAGCGAAATCCTCTAGTGGGAAGACTGTGGAGAGTCTCTTACTCCAGTTAGGGACATTATACTTATATTGTCCCCTTCTGAGGTCAGACACTGCACCTGGACCGTGCTTTGGAGTCCATTCAAGTGGGTCAAAAGGACCCAACTCGGTTGCGAGAAGGTCGGCTACTTGTTGGCCGACATCGAGCAATTTTCCGAGGGGACGAGGGCAGATATTATCTCCGAAGAGATCGTATCGTTCTCCGTCACTTGAATTGTACCGATAGCTGCGGTAATCGCAGATATCAGCGCGGTGAAGATCAATCTCCCTTTCCGCCCAAAGAAGGGTAGGAGTAGGGAGGCTGTCTTCAAGCCTGTAGAAGTCTTGGACGGTTTTATACGTTCTTGACTCATTGCAGTCTCCTTTGTATTTCTTCGCAAAATTGAGAATTGTGCGAAGATAAAGGATGGCTGTAATATCAGGCTTACTCCGAAGCACACCATTGTCCTCGAAAATGCGGGAGTAGAGCCCCCAGAATAGTCTGGGGATGCTACTATTAGGCCCTCGCCGCCTCGTAAGAGGAAGAGAGGTTCCTAACCAATGCCCGCTTTCTAAGCACTTATCAAAGTGCTTCGAAATGCTAGGAAGCTGAATTGTAAACAACTCAGTGCCCTGGCTGTCGAGGCAACGGGAGAGACGCTCGAAATCTCGAACGAACTCTTTCTTACTTCCAGGGAAGGCACGTGATGCATCCGCAAGGATGCACCTCGCCGTCTTCAGCAAGTAAGGTCCGTAGCTTTTAGTCATATTGACTCCATTGAGTTAATTGTGACCTACGGCTCGGAGGGAGACTGGATTTTCCAGCCAAACCTTACATTTGGAGTCTATGACTCCAGATTGATCAACTTCCCGAAGATAGTCTCTGTCAAATAGAAAGACAGGGCCTCTCCGAGGTCACTGACCTCAGATGCATCATCAGACTTCGTATTACGAAGAATGAGGTACACCTGACGAAAGGTGTCAGGAATGGTCGGATCGCCTGAAAAGACGGTCTGAGTGAACTCCACATTGTGGCGTTCAATGGGCCAAGAGCCCACCGGTGACTTCTCGAAAGAGTGGCGAACCTTAACACGGATCTCATCCGTGCTATTACGGTTCACATACTCTGACGAGTAGTTATCCTGGTTGATCTTGTTACACACTCGAGCGGTTCCACCGGAACCGCCAAGTGTAACTGTAAGGGTATCTCCAAGCATTACATGCTCCTTATGTTGCTCTGTACTAGAATCGTATACGCGACTTTGTAATCGCTAAAGATCCAAGTATAGACAGCTGCCTATTCGAAAGAATTGGCAGGGAAGCAGTGAGATAACCGTAATGCACAGTACGTGTCTTACGGTCGACTTTAAAGGTGCCATTGCTACAATCACCATCCAAGTCTGGAGAGGTGGATGTCACAATGTACTGTTTCGTGTTGTTAGTATGGTTCATTACGCAGGTTGGACCCGCGTAAGCCAGACTATTATTGGTGGCTTGCAACGTATCATCTATGTTAGCAAACCAGTCAATCAACCAGGACCAAGGCAATAGATTCCAAACAGTTTGGATCTGCTGCGATGAGTCCATGCCGAATACGTATCTTCTTGCGATTTTACGCATTTCGGGCGAACCAGTAGGAGGAAGGTTAGAGGTGTTAGGCCGCCAATTGACGACCGCCCACCTCGTCATGGTCCGAGTGGAATCTTGGATTCCACGGATTGACACTAAATGTGAGTGAAAAGTCGACTCACCATAATGTGTCTCTTCCGTAACCGGACCCTGAGTCCTCTTACGCCTTAAACCCTTACCTGATGAGAGTCGATTAAGTTCGTCGACTCTCTTAGAAATCGCCTCCTCAAATTGGAGGAGTTTCTTCAGGTCGCTGATGAGGGGTTTCCAACCAAACTGGTAGGCTAGGTTGGCGTTTGCTATATCACGAGCGGTAAAACCATTCCGCCCAGTGAAAGCTTGGCCAGTCCTACGTCCTAACTTGTTTAGAAGGTTACCCGTCTGTCGAAGCAGCTGAGGGAGTTCTCTAAGTTCTCCCACAAAGGTAGGTACAGAGACATGAGCCCTTGAAGGGTTCGTGCTTGCAGCTACCTGAGCCGCGAAGGATGAGTTGTTTTCCCATCCTGTCGTCGGGAAAGCTGGTTCGCCTGAGCCACCCGGGTTTCCAGGGTAAGTAGTCGGATAATCCGTCCACTCCCTGTAGCCCGTTTGTTCAGGGTCTCCGCGGGAACCGTTGATCAACATGGGAGTGAATTGCCTAACAGTAATCTTACTGAGAGGTTTCACACCATAAGGATCACCGGTATAATCCCAACAGTCTCCACTTCTGGTAACAACACTAGATGTTGAGTTGCTACCATCAACAGAAAGTGCACCTTCGTGTACTTCTGGTGGAAGACTGCGTTTTCGGAGAGTCAGCGCCATGAGGGTATTCTCACTGAATGTAGGGTCGTTATGAGTCGAGAGTACGTCTCGATGGAGGTCCCAC